AATCGGGTAGACGAACGTATTGATAATCTCTGTGCCTTTTCCCATCATCCCCCCTCGTATCCAAAAAACTGCTGTACGCTTCCTGCCAGTTGCTGGAACGCACTCTTCTGTTCTGTGCTCCAGACCAGCGGCACATCCCCAACCTGGTTCCTTCGGCGACATTGGATTGACACACACTGCTGTCTCATACCGCCGGAATGTCTCGATAATGCCCGGCCACCAGGTATTCGTAAGGAATACTGTATCATCATTTACCGCTGTGACATATTCCGTCGGCGCAAGGCGAATGCCTAGATTGACCGCTTGAGCGAATCCATAATTTTTGCGAGTTTTTATCCACAGGTCACAATGCCGCCGTAGTTCACGCTCGAATGTTTCGTCTGGCTGCGTTTGGTCTACCACGATGACGTGATAGTTTTGCGGCGTCGTGAGCTTGAGACTGGTCAGCGAGTCCAGGATGAAATCACGCCTGCAAATCGGGTAGACGAACGTATTGATAATCTCTGTGCCTTTTCCCATCATCCCCCCTCGTATCCAAAAAACTGCTGTACGCTTCCTGCCAGTTGCTGGAACGCACTCTTCTGTTCTGTGCTCCAGACCAGCGGCACATCCCCAACCCGCCTGTATGTGTCAGCCCAGTACCAGCAGCACGCATCAAATGCGTTCATTGCTATTGACGGCTGTATCGGCGGATACCCTGGCTTCTGGTAGCAGCCCCGTGCTAGCATCGAGCGCACAACATAGCGTCCGTCGCGCACAATGGCGATGATGGACATGTTGAATGTGTCTCGCAACTCAGGCATGCAATACCGCAGATAGCTGTTTACCTCAGCATAGCCAAGGTCTGGGTGCCGTTCCCAAATCGCGTGCATTTTTGGTACCCGCCGCCGGATGAATTGGTCTACATTCTCTATGCCAGCATACACGTTTGCGTAATGGCGCATGTCGTATTGCGCCAGTGGCTCGTGGTGTATGGCGATAGTCGAATCACATTGATCCATCACCCGCGCCAGCCACTGAGTGCCAGAGCGCCCGTGCCCGGTGATGATGAAGCGAAGGTCTAACCTATTGCCCAATCGCCTTCTGTTTCCTGGTAGACTTCGATGGTACCGTTGTCGAAATCATCCTGGGTGGGAGAAGTCACGTCGATGTACCACAACTCGCTATCGTCTTTCAAGCCCAGTGCTTCAACTGCTGTTTTGAATTCGCCCCAGGTCATGCATTTGGCATTTTTGTTTGCCATGGTGTCCTCCGTTATGTCAATGTTTGTCCAGCGGTCAGTTTCGCTTGTCATAGCATCTCTATCTCTAACTGTTGCGGGGAATTAGCTTTTGCTATTCGCTCAGCCTTCCGTGCTGCCTTGAGCACGGCCTTCGGCTCGGTCTCTCCCGTTCGCTCTGACCAGCCCGCCCACCACTTGCAGCGCGCTTCAGCAATAGTGCAGTACTCGGCGTTCTGCTCAATCATCACGACTTCATCCCACCCGGCAAGCAATGCGCCGATGGCCTCTGACCCTGTACCGGCGAATGGGATCAAAAGTCGGCGGGGTGCGTATTCGGGTGGGGGAAGGAGTAAGGTTGCCAGCCAGCGGGTAAGGGCGAGGGGCTTGACGGTTGGGTGGGAATTGCGGCGAGGCGCTCCATATCCATCATGTTTACCTAGTTCTGTTGTTCTAACACCACACTCTGGCCCAAGAGCAAGAGAAAATGTTTCATCTAGCCCTGCATCGCGTTCCGCCCGTGAACTTTTACTCGCATACTTTCTCACATCCCCCAGCGCCAGCCGCTCGCTGGCATCCTGCCAGAACGGGCGCTCGGCGCGGTCGAGGGCATGAGATGGGTTGACGTAAAACCTACTTGGGCCACCTTTGTCCTCATATAGTGGACCTTGTGTATCCTTTCCAGCCCACCTGCCATAACCACCTTCACTCTTGTTATAGGTTGTTGGATAGTTACCAGCAGAACGCCTTTCCCCCGCTTGCTCATCTAATCTCCGCACGCTGCACGCCCACTCTCCATCATCTCCGCACTCCGGGCACGCCGTCGCCGTCTCACTCAGCCACCAGCCCCCGCACACGGGGCAGTGGCGGGCACAGCGGTAGCGGGGGACGGGCTCGGTGCCGTCGGGGTCGGCATGATTTGGGCGTATGGCTGATGATTTGGAATGTCCATCTGGCTTGAGGCACAAAGGGTTACCGAAACTGCCGCCAGTGTGTCCCTTGCTGGTCTTAACGGGTTGAAATGTACCTCCTGGATTTCCCTTCACCCTCTCCACCGCCCCGACCTCGATCATGCCCGTCCCTCCGCACACGTCGCACGGTTCGGTGCCGCTCACTGCGGGCGCGCGCCCGTTGCCGCCGTCGCCGTGGCAGGCGGGGCAAGGGCAGGACTCTAGTACACGCTCGCAGAGTTCGTGGTGACAAACGGCGTAGTTCGGGGGCCATCTTCCTGTGCGTGGGCTGCATTTGCTTAGCTGTCCCTTGGCTTTACCTTTAGAAATTAGTGAAAAGCAATCACCAGTATACCTGTGCACACCTGGATGGTCTGGGGCTGCTACCCGTCCACCCTCAATCCACAGACTGCCCGCTCCCGTCTCCACGATGTCGTCAAGCCGGTTGCGGCCCCACGGCATCTGCGCGGCGATGATGGGTTCTAGTACGTTCTTTAATGGCTGACCACCATACCGATGACCATTGAACTCTGGATACCCTTTAATTCGTGTCGCCTTCGGAAAGCTCTGTCCGCTTAGCCAACCCACCATCGGGGCGCAATCTACAACCCCCACGCCTTCCACGAATACCGACGGCTGGATAATGTACCCCGCATCCTCTACCGCGCACGCCAGCCGGTGCCAGCCACGAGTAGACGCAAACGCCAGCATCCAGGCCCCAGGGTGCAAGTGGCGAGCAATAGCAGCCCAGGTAGCAGGCTGGAAGGCTATATCTCCATCCCACTTTTTACTCATAAAATTGATAGAATAAGGCGGATCGCAAAGGCAAGCGTGAAACGGCTCACCGGTGTACGATTCGGCCCATTCCATTACGTCAGCGCGTACGATTTCCCAGGTCATTTCCAGCACCTAAACAACACCCGCGTTCCGTGATCCCTACTCCCACCTAGACATTCAACCCGCGAAAACAACGCCTCCAGTTGTCCTCGGTACGTACTCTCGTTCTCTCCCGCGTGACCTTCCAAATACAATATCTGTTTGCACAGTGCCGCCGCCCATGGCAATGGTTTCGTCTGCTTGCACGACAGAAGTAACACCACATCAAACCGTGTCAGCCCGGATAGCGGCTCGATCTCATCTTTCTGCCCCGGTAGCGTCAGGCCTAAATAGTCCAGATTCCAGTATCCTAACCAGTTTGCAACCTCGCGGGCCAGTTCGGCTACGTGCGGCTTGTCCACGCCGACAATACACCGAGCACCACGCCGAGAAAACTCATGGCACATCGCGCCCAGGTTACACCCCACGTCCAGCACGCTTGCACCATTGAATCCTACCTCATCCAGCTTCATTGCGGTCACCCGCGTCGTCATGTTGCGCTGGCTCTCCAAGCCCAGTATATCTCCCTGATACGGCTCAGATCGGCTACCCCAGGCGGCACCTTCTCGGCACCGGCGGGCCAGGTCTTCCTCATAGTCTGGGTGGACGAAATGGTGCTGAAAATCCACCATCTGGCTACCTATCCAATTCGCCTCGTTCATATCGCCGCCACGGGTGCGAATCTTGTACTGGTCTACAACTTCACGCCGACACGCAGCCCGGTCAAATGCACCGCCGTCATCCTCTACGTATTCGGTTACTTGTGCCCACTGTTTGCCATTTACCTGGATAATGTCGTAGACGCGGGGCGCGAATCCCCGAAGTGCAAACAGGTTTTGCGCCTTGGTGCAATCGGTGAGCTTGACGCCTGTGTGCCCCCAATCGAAGTTCTCCAACGGCTCATAGTGATGGTGATGCTTGAACACTTTCAGGCACAAGCCAAAGCGTCCATAAACATCTGCCAGGATGTCTGTCACGGCGGGACTGTACACAATGAAGGTAAACGCACCTTGGTCAATGCGTGATCCCCGTCGGTGCGGCTTGAATAGGCGAGCAGGAACGTTAATGTTAAGTTTCTGCATCTTCTAGCGCCTTGCCGCAAAACGGACAGTATCCAATCAGGCAACCAAATTCATAAGTATCAGCTCCTGTCCATGCTACAAACAGCCAACCTTCATTTTCCTTGTAGATGATGCCAATGGCCCCCCACTGCCAATCTGATTCTCTGCAATGATGTTCTACTCTACTGCATGCTTGTTCATCTTGCATTGTCCAGCACCTCCAGCCACCGTCCCCGCAGCCGTTCCCATGTCCAGTGCATGCGCATGGCACTTGCACTCATTGCACCCAGGCTGTAATAATCTGCTGAACACGCCATGTTCAGTAGCTCCGGCCAATCTTTCACGATGATAACGCCAGCACCCGTCGCTCGAAGGTCGCGAGCTACACCCACATCGAACGTCACGACCGGACGGCCACATGCCGTCGCTTCCAAGAGCGGAAAGCCAAATCCCTCAGACGATGATGCACAAGCATAGACGTGAATTTGCCGATAGTATTCGTGCATCGTCTCCATCTCGAATTTCCCAGCCTGCCGACCGCCTTTCATTTGGGTTAAGTTAGGATAAAATTGCACCTTGTCGCGTATCGTCACCATTTCTTGCTCTAGCCGTGCAAATTGCTTGCGCGGGTTCTTCCACTGCCCACACCAGCCTGCACACCGTATTGTAGTATCAGGCCAGGGTTGTGGAAAGAAATGCTTGGGGTTGATACCCCAAGGGAGTAGAACGGCGCGCTCCTTGTACCTGCGCTCAATGCGCTCGTACACCAGAGAACTGGCTGCGCATACTGTGCCTGCGTCGTTGGCCCACCCGGTTTCGTGCGGCTCCCAGACAAACTTGATCACTTTCTCGGAATCACAATCTGGATTGCGATTCGGACCAGGGAAGAAGCACATCACCACGTCATATTCGTTCCAGTTCAATGGGCGGTAGGTGATGGTCGTTTCATACTGGTCTGCAATAGCTGCGGCAAGCTGGCAGCTGTGATACTCAGAGAAATTGTGCCAGGATAGCCAAATGGCAAGTTTGCGCTTACCCAAAACACACCTCATCGAGCATTGCAAGCCGCCGTGATAGTGGATACCGATTGGCAATGTAAGCTCGATATTGCTTCGGCTCATACACGTTACTCAGAAACATATCGACCGCCTGGCCGTGCACATCGAAGACCCACTCCTCCGGCCAGATGTCACGGATACCATTCGTCGCTTGAAGCACTGGCCGAATCCCCTTAGCAGCAGCCTCTCCAATCGCGTAACCAAACGCTTCCTTGAACGATGTGCTCAGCAGGTAGTGCTTATCCTCTAACCATTCATTTAGGTCTGGCACCCACTGGCTGGTAAACGTCACCCGCTCGGCTAGTGCTGGATTCTGTGCCAGGTATCCATCGCAGTGCGCTTGCCACCAGTTAGGCGACCACTTTTGTCCACGCACGTATAGGCGCCACGGGTGGTCAGGATCACGGCGGATCAACTCGTTGAATACTTGGAGTGCGCCGAATAGATTCTTTGCTATCCAGTAATGTCCGACCCAGGCTATGTTGTAGCCCCGCACCGGTTCCCGGCGCATTGTCCAAGCATCCAGGTCTACGCCGCCAGGGATAATGTGGATAGGCAAATTGTCGGGCAAACCAGGCGGATGCTCACGCATCCAGCGCAGCATGTGTTCACTCATCGTTACCAGTGCGTCCACCCAGTTCCAGTTGACCTTCTGCCAATGGCCGCCGTAGATGTCAGCATCCACGGCTTCTGCTATGACGCAGGTGCCGGGGGGCTTAGGTTGCTCGTTGGAAGCACGGCACAAGTTGTTGTCAATAGGATAGAAGTATGCCAGCCCATCGTGTGGCACTAGGTCAGGTCCCCACCAGATACCCGTGTTCACGTCGTGGCCCAGTGCGCGCCAGTGGTCGAGAAGAGGCCGACAGAATTTCAATTTCCAACTGTCGAAGAGGTAGATTTTCACTTCTGCCACGCCTCCACCAGCAACCACGCAACCGCCACCGTGTCCCACGCACACAGAACACCAGCAGCAAAGAGAAATGCACCGGCTATACCAGGTGTCATACTCTCACCCTACCGTGAACTCAAACACTGTCGCATCCATGAACACACTTCCAACCTGGCAGTACCCAAATCGCGCCAGGTATTTCGTCACGTCTGCATATCTTTGACGGCTGCGAATCTCGATGAACAGCGCCGGGCGTTGCTGAGATAACAGCATCTCGGCTCCGCGCAACACATGTAGCTCGTGGCCCTCTACGTCTATCTTGACCACTCTCACCGGACGCGCCTGTTCCATCGCCATGATGATGTCAAGCGTTTCAACCTTAACATCCTCACCAGGTACCAGGCGGAATTGTCCCAGGTTTGGCCCGAAGTGTTCCAGACCCATTATACTCGGCTTGTCACTCACCGCGCAGTTGTGCACGTGTACGCGCCGCTCTACACCATTCAACTGGTACAGTGCCCGCTGCCGTTTACAAGATTCGGCGCGCGGTTCGATGGCAATTACGTACTTCGGCGCACAAAAGGATGCGAAGAAGAGCGAATGATTGCCCAGCGCCGCCCCGACGTCCACAAACACACCACCGACATAATGCCAGTAGATGTATTCTAGCATCCGCTGCTCGAAGAATTCACCGCGTACCCAGGCGGCTTGCATGTGCTCGCGCGATTCATGAACGATAGCTTGCGCATTGCCAGCGCGAGAAATGAGAGGATGAATATCATTCATACGTGCACCTCAGATGCAACTCTGCTAATCACGTCAAAGTCAATCCAGAATTGTCTGGCTTCATCTGGCTTCTGGTAAAACCCGGTCGTGTTAGTGCGCGGAAGGCCGTCGATTGCTCCGTGCACGACGCCACGGAATCGCGTCTCTCGCCACCCGTCCAGCAAGTGCAAGGCACTCTTCACCGGATGCCAGGTGATGTCGTCGGCCACCAGCCAGCCACCCGGTCGCACTTTAGCCCGCGCGTCCCGGATGCACCACGGACGTGCTTTGCCGTCCACAAATACCACGTCCAGGGATTCATCGGGAAACGTGTCAATAACCGCAACGTATATCTTAGCCAGTGCTTTTTGATCACGCAGCCGATCATCGAATTCGACCAGGTGCAGGTCGGCGTCCAGACCAAGCTCATCCAGCTTTACGCACACGGCGGTGAACCATTGCGGGTTATTCTCTACCGATGTAACGTGGCGGGCCTGTCCGGCGAACCAGATGGTAGACTTGCCTGCACCATACTCGAAGACAGTCGAGAGAGGCGTGACGATAGACTCAAAAAATGCCACGGCTTGGTCATTGACCAGGGGAGTATATGGAGGTAAAACCTCGATGTTCATTTGCCCTCCTTTGGTTCACACGTCTGCCAATCTATCTGCATCCGTCGCCAGTTGAAATGGTTTACTGGCGGCCAGCGGTCTTTGTGCCCGTGCTCTATGCCCAACGGGTAACCCCACGGGTCTTCGTCATCACCTTCACCCCAGAGGTGAATCGTTCGGATGTCCCGCGCATAGCCTGCTTTCCAGTCAGCCTTACGCAGCTGTCCGCAGATGTACCACTCTTCGTTGTTGCGACTGGCTTGCTTGACCTTGCGCCAACCGCCAACCTCACGCACTGCGTCTGTGCGCATCAGGCGCAGAACCGCACCGATGTGATCTCGCTGTACGATCTCCGGTGCATCGGCAAACATCCGGTTGGCATTGTCGCCGATCATCACGTGTGGACGGCAGGCAATAGCAGCATAGTCCGGGTTGCGTTCGGCCAGGTCTAGCAGCCGGGCCAGCCAGTCCACGCCGTCTTTCGGCACAGAGGGGACAATGTCGTTGTCTGTGCATACGTAGAATGGACTGCTGGCCTGTTCCAGCAGCCGGTTGAATCCCCAGTGTACGCCATTGTTGTCGAGTGATAGTTCATAGCCGTCCACCAGTCCCTCGGCGGCCAGTGCCTTGATCAACTCCACAGTCCCATCCACGCTGCCGTTGTCCAGCACAATCAGGCGGTGTGGCGTCGTAGTCCGTGCGTGAATAGCGCGAATACTGGTATCCGTGATGCGGTAGCGGTTGCAGGTGAGCATGCAAATGTGAATCATTTGTTACCCCTTGCCAGATGTTTGATCACATCGGAAATCACCGATGCGATGAACAATGTAATGAGTATGTCGCCAATGACGCCAACAAATAGCATCGTGCCCACGACGTTTGCGTTTACAATTGTGTATGCCACAGCCCAAGTCAACATTTAGTCCTCCTTAAGCACGAAATGTAAAGTCATATCCTGAACCCTGATACACTTCTCCTCACGGCAATTCCAAACAGCGATAGCTTCTTCCTCAGTAGCATACCTGTCTGTTTGTATTAAGCAAACACTACATATAACCTTGTGCCATAAAGAACTACCAGACCATTCATCCCATTCATCATTCTCATGCACAATATGCGCCTTACTGCCACAATGCGCACATGATTTAAGTTCTGTGGCCTTTCTCCTTGCCTCATATAGCCGGCGTGCTCGATCTACGTCTATATAGGCATCAACTTTAAGCTCCATGATCTCTCTCCTCATAAATCATGCCGGATTCTACAGTCACCTCAATAACTCGTTCAAATATTGGCATTAGTTTCTTAAGTATCACTTCTATCCGCTGTCATATCTATGGGCCCCAGCAGATTGGCCCACTCTTGCCTGCCAAGATTACCCAGCACATCCGAGGCTTGTGCCACTGCCTCTTTTGCCTTTCGTTTTATGATAGCCTGAACCACATCTTGCGTCGTCTTATTTATGAGCTTGCGCTCTTCTGGTGTACATTGGTTCCACCATGCACGCCGAGCATCATCTGTATCAAGTTCCAGTACTTCCAGCCATAAGGTCTCAGCATCTCTCACAATTGCTCTCCTCACCTCACATAATGCACATACAGCGCCGCATGAATAACGTGTACCTGATAATGCCTCGTCAACGCCAGCATCCAGCAGTGGTCATCTCCCCAAGGGTTGCCAACGTGGCCTTTCCCAATCAGTCCCCGCTCAACCGGCCCCCGCTTTCCACTGCCATAACCGGTCGTACCAAATTCAAGCCCTAGCCATTCATCTATCCCATCGGCGCAATCGTCAGGGTGTTTCCACGGCGGCATTAGTCCTATGTTTTCGTAACATTCTCGATGGTAGATGAACATTCCTGTCCCAATGTGACCCGATGGGAATAACCTGTGCTGTCCATTCGTGTCAATCGGCGGCATCCAGGCTGGACGTATTTTTGTCCACGCTATCGCCACGCGATTGTCAGGCTGTCCGGCCTGCCCGTGTACGATTGCTCCGGCTACCCACAAGCGCACGTCTGGTTCCTGCTCGATGTGATGTGCAAATGTACGCAGGTACTCCTGATCCCAGCCGTCATCGTCGTCTAACCAGCAAAGCCAATCGCCTTGCGCCAGCCGCATGCCAGTATTGCGCGCCACCACTCGCTGCTGTCGCTCCCTGTGTCGTATGTAGTGCCAGCGCCCATCTGTCCAGTGCGATTCGACTACCGGGTCACTGCCATCGTCCACGCGCCAAACTGGCAGACCAAGGCGTTCATCGAATATAGCTAGGCTAGTATGATTAGTTGAGTCTGAAACACTAATATCCTTGTCTTTTACTCTCCTTTGTTCAAACACTGCCAGACGAGCATGATCAGTTGAACCATCGTCGATGACCAGGCATTCCCAATCGTCACAGGTTTGCACAGCTACGCTGTCCAGCGCCCGCTGTAGCCGTCCGTCGGCACGGTTGTATGTCGGGATGATGATAGAGAATTGCGGTGTCATAACGGCCTCAGCGTCGTCGTCGAGAACGTATATATAGCCCACCACCCGTGCTCATCGTGATATGTATTGGCACCGGCAGTAAGCATCTCCTCGGCTTCCTCCTCGGTCTCAAATGGCCCCCGCGCCCCAGAACTATCTTGGAAAGTTGGGTGTGTTTGCATATTGAATTGCTGCCCTATTTCTTCTAATGTCTCGCCATAGATACCATACAACTCCTTTGGCGGCAAATCCTCAAGTTTAACCTCTTCCTCTGTGCCATCGTCATTTATGCGGATGCGTCTAGCGCTCATTGCCTTCAAGATAGCGATCTCAGACTGGTCGTTCATCTTTCTGACTCCTCTCTAAATATCGGCGTATCCAGACAAGTCCACACTTCGTGAAAGAGCAACAACAACACGCCAACCAACCCGACGGTAATGAAAGCAGGTAAAAGGAAGATGGTCAATAGCAATCGCGCCCAGGTTATTCCTGCTACCCACTCTTTTACAATAAGCTCAATGTTGTAATAACCAACCGTCAATGCAATACATATACACATCATGCCTATCGTCTGAGCAAGAACATACATACTCAGCAATATCGACCAGCCGTCGTTCACTTTATCACCTCTTCTGGTTGACCAATCTCATCTATTGTTCCATCATAGATACGACGTAATTCTTCTGGCGAAAGACTCTCAAACTCAATCTCTTCTTCCGTACCATCATCGTTAACGCGAATGGGATTGAATCCCATCATTTTCAAGAAAGCAACTTCAAGTAAATCATTCACTTCGCCCTCCCTCTCTCTTGCTTTACTCCCAGTGCCCACGCGTTGTGCAACAGCGCCAATAGTATTGCTTCACCCTGCGCCATCATTCGCAAAGTGTTCTCGTTCTCTACTGTACCATTCGCCCGCGCCATCGCCCACAGCATCTCGGCCAGTGCCTTGCCAGCCTGGATAACAGCCACATACTCTTGTGACGGCTCTTCAATCAACACATCGGCTTGTTCCCGTGACACGAGTATCAAGGCTCGCTCAATAGCAATTCGTTGTTCATCGAGAACCATCACAGTATTCTCCCGTCGTTCAAGTAAAACAGCGGCTCAACGTACCGCTTGAAGACATAGTCAGGATTGCGTTCCTTGCGTATTCTGGTACGCTGTGCCAGCACCGGGTTGTGGTTCAGCTCATAGGCTACACGTCCAGCGACGCCAGCAAAGTAGCTGTCGATGTCATCATAGGCTACATCAGTAGTTCCGTCTACTCCAGACAGCGCATTCACGGCACTGGAAAACTCAAAGAACGCAGCCTGATTGCCAAACACCGACCGCAGTATGGGCAGGCTGCGATTGAGCACCAAAAATGCACCACACAGTGCAGCCTCTTGTGCAATGAGACTGTATGTCTCTGACTTTGACGGCATCACAAATACATTGCACAAGAGCATCAAATCGCGCACAACTTCGCGCGGTGCACATAGGTGGAGGCTTTCGTCGAATTGGCTGGTGAAGGTCAGGTCGATGTCCGTAAGCCCCAGCGTCTCGGCCAGCGCCAGCAATTCATCTCGGTACGTCACTTTATCCCCACCGGTCGAGTGAAAGTCTACCACCACTACCCGCACGCTGCGGTCGAGTGTGTATTTCAGTGCCGCTGCTGTGCGCATCACATACTCGACCTGTTTACCGCGATCCAACCGTACCGGGTAGACGAAAATGGCATCCGCAGATAGCAGCTCTTTCTCTCTGACCAACCGCGCAGTGATGTCCTGAAAACCAAGATACTGAAGGATATTGGTCGAATGAGGCACAACTGCCACGTCGTCCACACCACACTGAAAAGCCTGCGCTACACGTGGCACATCCCAGGCGTTTGGAAAGCACACTTTGCTATTTGGCATGTGGCGTTGCAGTGGGGCCAGTCGCCGATCGTCTGTCGTCCACACCGGAGACGGAGTTGCGCTGTGTACCCAGTTCAACCACACAGCAGCCGGGTGTTCCTTCGCCCACCACCGCGCGGCGAAATTCAATGGTATCGTCGCACACTGATAAATCATGTCGTGTGTAATGATCACGTCCACGCCATCCAGCACTACATCCAGCGCGGCGTGAATGGACTTCACGTCCTCTTCCAACTGGGGATAGAACTCGACATGATTCTTGCGCTCCTTCGGTGGCGGAATGTGGCGCAGTTCAACCTCGTGCCACGCCCGCTTCGGCTCAAACTTCTCGTCTACGACGCCGATCACGGAGTAACCGGCGTCTCGGCACATTCGTATTTGTGTCTCGGCGACGATGTTGAGGCTGTAGGTTGAATCGGCCTCGTAGAAGTCGGTCAAGAGACAGATGGTTTTCATTTATCGCCTTCCTTGCTCCTTGCTTACTATTCTGCTAGTAAGTCGATTAGCTTGTCCTTGCGTCCTTTCGGCTCGATGTGCCGCACGTTTGGTTCTGACCAGTGTTGTGGAACGCCAAATTCATCCACGATGATATTCACCTGAATGACTGATATGCCCTGGCTTTTGCCTGCTCCTTTCAGCCGGTACACCAGAGGCAGCCAGTCATGCAGTGCATCCCACTCGTCTGGCACGACGACGCCCGGCACAGTTACACTCGTGCTATTGTTCATCTATCCCCCTTCATCCCGGCCCTATCAGGCTCGGCGGTCTGCCCGGTGTACACGGCTCGTCGGTAGGCAGGAATCCACACCCACAACGAAACCCGCCACAGTTGAGTGCAGGAGACTGTGGCCTGATTCCATATTTCTCCCACGTAGAACCTCGGTATATGCGCCCGTTCATGTTCAGGCAATCCACGCAGTGCGCTTTCGTTACCCGCGTGAGGTTGAGCACCCACTTGAGCTTCTTGTCCCGGCAAGCTAATTGCTTAGCCTCGTTCGCCACATCCTTGTACCGGTTAGCCCATAACTCTGCTCGCTTTAGGAATCCTGCCAGCGGTTGTGCTTCGGGGTTGGGGTTGCCGTCAGTGTCTTGCTTGCGCCCGACCTCAATGGCATTTAGAAAAGCAGGCAGCCGTATAAGCTCAGTCATTATGCGGTTGCTGAGAGTGATGAGCTCTTCCTGTGATAGCTCCGACCACTGGATACCGCACTCGGCAGCTCCTTCTCTCCACGCTATGCGCAATCCCCGGCGGATAGTTGAGCCGATGCTGTTCTGTGCTTCCTGCCACGTCATGACGCCGCGCCACAAGCCACGAACGCCTGAGCGGATACCCAGGCCATAGTCAGATTCGCCGCTCACCTAAATCCCTCCATGATTATATCTCTGCAATTAAACAAGCTCTTTTCCCATTGCATCTGCCATTTGCGCAATGGCAAATTCGGCAAGCTCATCTGCGCTCACTTCTCCCCGCCGATATTTGCTGATAGCGATAGCCAGCACAGCCTCGGCAGTGCCTTCTTCCGGCGGTGGAAGCGTGTCCTCTCCGCTCGGCTTTTCTCCCTGTTCTACTGCCTTGGTTTTCGGTACCTCAATGCCAAACGCTTCGTCAGTCGTCATATCGCCTGCCCCTGCCACGCCCAATGCCTGCAAGCTCACGCGCCACAGTTGCGCCAGGATACGCCGACCAGTTTCCAGCGGAATGACACCGCCCTCGACCAGCGGCGAAAGCGACGTGTTGACCAGTTGTCCGATAGCCTTCACCACGTCGGGGAAATCAGACAGACTGAACGAGTCGATGTTGACCTCACACGTCCATTCTCCGAACGACACGTTGCCGTATTTCTCTTTGAGTCCAATGACAATGCGTGCCATCTTGCGGAACTGCGCCGCCCAGAACGTCTTGTACCGAAAGAAAAGCATGGACTGGCTTTTGTCCATCGCCAGCGCGGTCGCGTAACGCATCACGTCCAGGCCAGCCGATGACGGGTACAACCCCTCCCCCAACAACGCATGCCAGGCGAAAATGTCATTGTCTGTTTTGGCATCACCCGCACCGGTGGACATCGGCAAATCTTCTACGTCTATTGCTTGGTTCATCACCTCAGACGACCCACCAAGCGGTGGCGGATTCGTGTCGTAGGCGCTAGAAGATTGAGATAGATTAGATGCAATGACACTCTTGACTGCCGATACAGCCCGGCTACCACCCTTCGTTTTGTACCGCCGCACGAAAGCAGCCTTGCTCTCACTCACGGCTAAGCGGGATTCCATAAATCGCCGGTGCGCTTTCAGCCATGGCCCGCCGGTTGTGGACAGCGGCCAGCCCCACAGGTCGTTGTCTTCCTTGTGGTTGTGGTGAATGTGCTGAACACACACAACAGATCGTGGGTGATCATCGCCACCCAATGTCGCACCGTCGTCTATCTTACGTCCCAGATCAGCTCGGTATGCACCGCGTGGCAGTACCGTCTCTGCCAGCGTCTTGTCGCCGCCTCGGTACGGTTCGTCTAGAATACCGGCAAGGAAGGCTTGCCAGTCGGGATAGTACCAGGTTCGGTGTGCACCACCGGTCGCCGTCGCCGACGACGTCTCCGTCCATTCACGCTTATAGAATAGCGGACGCTTGGCGTTGTCAGGGTGGGGAATGATCTCGGCGATTTGTGCCGGGTCAATTTCGGCGATTGTCGTTTCCCCGTCCAGCGTGGAGGCATAATAGGCTAAAAATCGGTTGCCCTTCACCAGCAGCCAGTTGCTCAGCTCCTGGATGCAATCCGTCGCCAGCACAGCCTGATTACGATCCGCTTCCCAGAACTCCTGGAATACAGCATCCGGGTCGTGGTCGCCGGACAGCTTCTCTAGGGGTTGCGCCGTCTCAGTCACATCCTCGATTGGCGATAGAGACACCTGCACGCTCTCACCGAGTCCCCAACTTGTCCACAGCCACACTGACCATTGGGCTACCGGGCTGTATTTATACAGACGCTCAGATTCATTGACGGCCCGCTCTCGTTCAGCAGCGTTGGGGAAAGCATACCCAATGGAATCCCAACCAAGCTGTTGCAGGTAATCGGTGATGAGCCACGGGTCTACCTCACCCAGGTTACCAAGCTGGCGCATTAGTTCTTGCGGTGGCAGTGCCCACGGTCCTTCGTAATATGCTTGCTGCATCAGGCGCAGAGTTGCCTGTAGCGTTTCTTGTCTCTGTGCCGGGAGGCCACCGTTCGCGCCAGCCCACTGTTCAGCTAATGTTGCCATCGTGTTCTCTCCTGCCCTCCAGGTCTTCCAGCGTCAGCCCCCGCAGTACGCGCACCCATTCATCTGCGTTTACGGCACATATCAGACCGCCATACCAGTTCTTGAACAGCAGCCGCCCAGCCCGGTCTATGGTCATTCTGTGCGCTTCCACGAAGAATGTGTTGCCGTCTGTCGTCATTATGCCAAACGAAGTGGTTTTCATTACTCCTCATCAATCAGGTTTGCAAACAGCGTGTCGATTGCGCAATCTTTCTCTTCCAGCGCTAGTGCTGCCTCGCGTAGCAATTCGATGCACTGGCTTGCCAGAAACTCGGTCAGGTGCACGCGCGTGCTGTCGCCGGTAGTTACCCGGCGACAGAGGCCCAGCTTGATGGCCGTTTCACGAAGCTGTCTGGCTAAGTCGTTCATGTTTTACCATCCCGGCCCTATCGGTAGTCGCCTGTCTATAACCTCAGTGCGCTCACCTGGCTGTGTGAGGTAGGCCACAGCGTAACGTAGCGCGTCCAGCATGTGATATGATTCCTTGTCCTCTATCGTTTCTGTCGGATTGCCTCGTCTGTCCATCTTGCGCCGGTAGTTACCTATTTCACTCATCAGATTGGGGCAGTTATCGTGAATGACCAGGCCAAAGTCTTTGAGCAACTGGTATACCCGGTCAATCCCTGCCCACACGTCTGAGATAGGTGGTTCGAGGAGCGGGATGCCAGCCCCGGCCCAGTCCGCCCGTGCCTGTCGCTCGCTTGGCCCTCCACCCACCCAGGCAAATATCGTTTCACCCTTGCTCGCCCGGAGAATGTTATCGACATGTCCAGGTGTTGTTTCTCCAAATTCCTGATAATATTCCCTGTAGATATTGAGCACGCCGTTTTGTGTATCCCACGCCAACCACACGGCGGCGATGTATGCGCCGAACGGGTCTATGCCAACGGCTCGCGGCCACAGTGCAGGTGGGGCGAAGTGCTTGACGACGTGCTTGTGCTCGTCGAATACGTCATAGATGCTTCCCTCCGGCGCAGCCCACAGGCCGTGGTAGAGGCGCAGCAGGCGTGATCCGGTCATGTTGCGCAGGCGGGATAGTGACCGCCTGCCTTGTTCTGTCCACGCTTCTTGTGTATGATCCCACAGAGTGGGATTGTCTTTGTGTGTGGACTCGAAGAACGTCAGCGGCCCATCCTTGGCACGTGTTCTTATCCAGTGCGTTGGAGGCCCAGGGTTGCAGTCTCCGATTAGCTGTGTGTACGGCATTACGGCTCCGCGTCCCGTGACGGGTCGGGTTAGGTACTCCCAGTCTGGTAGGCTCAACTCCTCGACCTGGTTGATGTATATCACATCTCTTTCGGATGATAATGTCTTGCCGGGGTCGTCCATCCCGCCAATCCAAATGCGGCTACCGTTGGGGTAGTCAATCCATTGTGGATAGCCACCGCCGTAGATGCGCACACCAGGTCCATGATCTGTGAGTAGGTCTCTTTTTAAGGTGTGAAAGACAGTGCCGGTGATGTCAGTTTTGCGTTTGCGGATGATGGCAAGTTGTGCGTTGGGGTATTTGTAGGCCAGGGTGTGTAGCTTCCAGAGCATTGCCAGCGTTTTGCCTGTCTCGGCAGGCCCTGATAGAATGACCTCCGGCTCCCGGCATAGAATCGCATCGCGGTTGCCACCATAGAATGAATAAGGTGTCTCTGGTGTGTTCACAGTTCATCCGGGTTGATGTTTCCGGTGTATTTGATGACGATCTCGCCGCTTTGTTCAGTTTTTTGTGTTTGAGTATAGCCACGCATGGCACCTTTCATTTTCAGGTACCACTTTGCGGTATGGACGTCTCTCTCATCACAGATGCTACTGTGAATCACAGACTCAGCAACGTCAACAAGTCTTTCACATTCATCGTCATAAGCTCGCTTGACCGTGCTGTGTCCCTCAATCCACCGCTTGGCTGTGTTCCACTCACAGCCAACACGCTCAGCTATAGTAGTGATAATGCCACCACTACCATCTATTGCATTTATAAATTGCTGAGCAGTATATTTAGAACCCATACCCCTTCGTTAGTTTTCCTCAGCCTGCTTGACATTCTATCCAATCCAGTGTATAATGTAACCATCAATCAAAGATGCTGAAAGGCAAAAATGGAAACGACCCACTTGTTGGGTTGTTTTCATATCCCAGGCCGGAGGGTGGCCGTTTCCCTCTCTTATATGAGTATCACGCATCTTTAAGCTCCCCGTTCGGTTGCAGGTAGGTAGAGCTAGTATCCTCTACCAGTCGCGCCCGTGCTACGTTTGGTTCGCATGCTGGAATGTCGGCCACCGTCAGCAGTGCCAGCCAGCGCGGTAGTACTTCCTTGGTCACGGTGCCGTCACGGAACATGCGTATCAGAGTGCATGGTGTGCCCCAAGCCGCAGCCCAATCTTCACTGGTATTGTCTGTCCCGCCGACGATCATGTGCCCTAGGTCATCGAGACGCTGCCTCAGGCTATCGCCGGTGATGGTTACGGTAGTCACTTATAGCCTCCAAGGTTGCGGAAGGCCACGGCGCGGGCGAAGTCACTTGTCACCGTGGCCTCCCGCATCGACCAACTCTGAGATACTAGTCGGACAGTATGTCCAATCTGTTTTGGCCCGCCCTGACTGCCTAAGTGCTCGATTAGCTTCCGACTCATTCCATAGCACCTCATCTTGTTTACGGTAACATTGTGATGAACCAGCCCATACGCAAGCCTTGACGCTGGGGCACATTAGTCCATTTATTCTCTGGCAATGAATCGTTGGCGGCATTTTTATATTCCACCACCACACATCCTGTACCATATTCCATTCCCGGCACACCCACGCCATAAACTCCCACAGCGGGGATTCGATCATCGGTCCCAATCCACTTACCCCTGCCGATACCAGGTCACCGTATGCTCCAGCCCCTCGTAGAAGCTAACATCGGGCTGGTATTCTATCATGCAACGTATCTGGCCAATATCGGCATACGAATGGCGTATGTCACCGGGGCGCGGGTCGGTGAACCGCGGATCGATGCTCACATCCAGGATCTGATGCAGATTGGACACCAAATCGAGAAGTGTGTACCGTTCTCCAGAGCCAATATTGAACACTTGTCCCACCCCATCAGGGCTCTCGCACGCCAGCAGGTTCGCCCGGACGACATCGGCAACGTAGACAAAATCCCGTGACTGTAACCCGTCGCCGTAGATGGTCGGTGGTTCACCCTGCAGCAAAGCTGCAATGAACCTGGGGATGACCGCCGAATACTGCGATGTCGGGTCCTGGCGCGGGCCGAACACGTTGAAATAGCGCAATACTGTCGTCGGCAAGCCGTAGACGTGCTGGAAAGCGCGACAATAATGCTCCCCGGCCAGTTTGGACACGGCGTAGGGTGAAAGCGGGAGTGTGAGCATGTCCTCTCGTTTGGGAAGCACCGGGTCTTCACCATAAACAGCCGACGAGGAAGCGTACACCACCCGGTGCACACCAACATCTCGGGCCGCGACGAGTACGTTGAGCGTGCCAACCAAGTTAGTCTGGTTGGCCGCCAGGGGGTCGGCCACGGAGTGAGGCACCGAGGACAGCGCGGCCAGGTGTATGACGTAGCTCGCACCCGCCATAGCCCATCTCACGGTCTCCAAATCACCAACGTCACCTTCAATCAGATCAACGTGGGATAGGGCCTCCTGCAGATTGTCACGCTTTCCAGTCGAGAAGTTGTCCAACACCCGCACGGAAGCACCACGCCTGAGCAGCTCATCAGCGATATGCGAACCGATGAAACCAGCACCACCTGTCACCAGATACAATGCCATATCCTACCTTCCGACCAGCATTTCGACGATCCGCTCCGCCGCTCGACCATCCCACAAATCCGGCACGCGTCCTTCGGGCACGTCGCCCGCCAGGATGCGCTCGATCTCCGGCACAACGCGCTCCGGCGCAGAGCCGATGACCCGGTTGGTACCCACGGTAACGGTGACGGGGCGCTCAGTGGCCGGCCGCAGCGTCACACAGGGCACGCCCAGGATCGTCGTCTCCTCCTGAATGCCACCCGAGTCGGTCAATACCACACGCGTCCGCGCCATCAGGTGCAGGAACTCCAGGTAGCCCAGCGGCTCACATAGGCCTGGCCCCAGCAGTTTCATCGCTCGCGCCAGCAACCCAAAATCCTCCAGGCGCTTGCGGGTACGGGGGTGAACCGGGAAGATGACATGCAGTCGCTCCCGCACCTGTCCCAGTGCCTCGACGATGGCGGCCAGTTTGGCCGCCATCGTCCACGTTGCGAGGCCGGTGCAAGGTCACGAGCGAACGTGAACCCTTCTGGCGGTTCGTCGCCCAGCGCGTGCCGGGCGACTAGCTCATCCAGCGCGCGAGAGGCAGAAATGGCCTCAATGGCTATCATCACCATCCTCCTCAACCTTGCTACTGCTCATCATCGGCATGTACACCACGTACAGGTCAGGCGACCCTACCAGCCCGGCGAAGTAGTAGCCATCTTCCAGCTCCTGCCCCGGCGGAGCAACGTAGTACTCCGGGTACACACCCCCCTTGTCGTACCACTTGCACGACTCGTATAACTGCGCCAGGCCGTCGAAGTTGGGTGTCACGGCGTAGGTGATAGTGCCGTCCCACTGGCCTGTACCAGGCACCACGTCGCCAGGGTGCACGTCGCGCTGAATCGGCATCACGTACGGTTGCATTGTGTTGGCGATATGCCCGCTCTGAATCAGTGCGCCATCTTGGTACAGACGATAATTACAATCGAGCGCGTAATCCAGCTTGGGTATATCAAGTGTGTTCACGCCGGTGAACGTGAACACCTCCCCGCTGGACGCCTCGACCGTGACAGTAATCAGAGTGTAGTACTCTACTGTGTCTGATACGATAGTCGTATGGTTAGAAGTTTCATAACCTGTCATACCTATCCAGGCCCAGCCGTCGCCCTGTTCTGTGTCTGGCGCATCCCAGAACAGCCCGATCTCTCGCGTTACGGTGTCCAGCGCCTGCACCTCGAATACCTCTACATACGCATCAGGCCCCGGCACCGGTACCGGCAATACAGACATCGGCGGAGTAGGCAGTGGAGACGCAGTCGGAGGAACGTAGCAGGATGAAAGGCCAACAGACAAAAGAACGGCTGCGCCGATGGATGCCAGAACAATGGCAATGCTGGTTGCCAGTCTGCTATGCTTTTTGCTCATCTCTTTGTTCATTGAGTACTCCTATTACTTGATCATACCTCTGTGCGCACCATCCAAGTGGCACCTTTCGTTCATCCCACGCCGGGTCTATATCGCCGATTTCAATCAGTCCAATCTTCAATGCCTGAATCAACGCCGGAATGCGTTTGCACTTGTATGGCGCTGGAGGTAGCCCCAACTTGCGAAATAGACACCGCCACGTCTCGCGAACCGTGCCAAGCTGAATACCACCGTGATGGGCCAGCCATCGGTTCGTGCGAGTGGCGTGGCACAGAAACCACCGCTGGCGCTTGGTCAAGTTCATCCACGCACGACGCTCCTCCAGGAACCGGGGCACGCCCCGGTTGCAAGCACGCACCCCGGCCCCAGGAAAGGAGGAGCACACCGGACGCCCGCAGCCCAGCCACGAGAAACAGACGCCCGTGAACTCACAGACTAACCCCCACCCTTTATCGGCCCATCGTTCATCATCTCATCTACCTCCAACGCAATCTGGTGTTGCGCTGCTATCTCAAGCTCGCGCCGCTCCAGGCTATTCTCTTCCGTTTCCTCTATCTGGTCGGCAATACTCAGTACAGTGGCCGAATCCACCGCTCCGTTCAGCAACTTTTTGGCTGTCGCCAGCAGGAACCGTAGCGCGCGCAGATACCACGCCAGGTCACGGCGTGCCCGAATGCGAGCGGCGCGGACGGCAGCGATAGGGTCACCTTGACTACTTTCTGTAGTCGACTGACTATTTTTTGTAGTCATTTCTTCTTCTTCAACATCGCGTCCACCACCGCCGGGTCCAGGTGTGCTTTTAGCACTGGCACCGGGTCAATCCATCGTATGTCTGGATGCTTGGTGAACCACCAGTGCGGTTGAAACGGGTTGCGTGCCATATCAAGATGCAAGTGGTCACCACCTGCCCCCAATGTGTAGTTTCCGATATGACCAATGCAATCGTCAACCATGATCATATCGCCAGGCTTCCAATCGCAGCTTTCCAGATGCCAATAGCGCACCCACAGGGGCGTGCCGTCGTGTTCTATCTCGATGACCACGCCGCCGAGGTAGCTGTTGCTGTACCCGGCAGCGTAGACGGTGCCCGAAGCAATCGCCCACACTGGCTGGCCTCGATCTACATCACCCCACGGATAGTGGTCTACATTTTCGTCAATACCGGTATGGCAATAGCCATCATTCTTCGCACCAGTCGTGTCGTGCCACGCCGCGCAATACCATTCCTCAGTTGGATACTCACACGAACCAACCGGATATGCCCACCCCTCTTCTGGCTCCGGCTCCTGTGCCAGCAGTATCCGCAGCCGAATCGCCGCATTTTCACAGGCGGTGGCAACAGCAGAAATTTCTGCGATTTGGTCAAGAGTCATCATCGTCGTCTCCCTTCTTTCGCCAGATGCGTCTACGCCTGCTCGCTTGTCTATCCCATACCATCAACGTCTCCCACCCTCCAGCATCTACCAAGCGCATCAGGCGATTGTGTGCCGTCGTCACGCCAATAACCTCGCCGGTCTCGTGTTTTATGTGCTCGATGTAGTCCTCTTTCATAATATCGTCAGGCAAACGCGGCGGTAGCACCGTCAGCCGTACCAACTCATTCAGCAATTCTTGCTTGCGTTCGTCGTTCACAGCACTTCCTCTGTGCGTAGGTCTTGCGTTCTGGCAAACGGGTGAATCTTGAATAGCTCGCCGTCCACGATCTCCAGCGCCACCATGCCGTCAGTGATGAGGTACTTTGACTGCGACACTTGCTGGCCGTGTTCGCTCAGGCCACAATACGCTGGCAATACGAGGAAGTCCGCTGTCCAGAATGTTACAATCCCGTTTACATCATCACGCCGCACTCGCACAGTTTCCCACATTGCTTTGTGATAATGTGAGCGCAACACGACGCGCGGCGGCTCGTTCCCTCGCGCCAATTCTTGCAGCATTATGCTTTTGGCATAATACCGCAACTGGTTGCCTTCCGTCCATATACGGATGCCGGTCGATGGGCCATGATGAGCGTAGTCGATACTCACGCCGTCCACGTTCGCCAGGCCGTGGCGCAGAGCCATGATGTCCAGGTTTGGGTGCATACTGCATAGTTGCTCGGCGACCAGTATCTCTGCCGATGCCTCGCCAAATCCATGTGCCCCCGTGCCCTGCACCAGTCGCACTGCCGATAGGGTAGGCAGAGCAAAAATCGGTGCGAAATTCGCCACGGCGATGAGAATCTGATCTGCCATCCGCGTCCCGACGAGTTGCTGTGGATACTTGTTCCCCTGACAGATATCACCGCCGTGAATGACCACGATCGGATCGTCGCCCGCCAACTGCTTTACATTGTCAACGTCCTGAATGTAGTTTTCCCACAAGTATTCTTGTACCGGTCCTGGTCTTGGATGCCAGCGCACCAGGCGCCCGTTTTCATCCTCTTCGTATAGCTCGACTGCCGGATTCATCAAGCCTAGCTTGTGCCCGCCGTGGCTATCCGCGAAGACCAGAACTATTTTTCGTGTGCTCAAGCGGCTATCCGCCTATCCCGCTCCCGGCGAGTGGTCCAGTTTTGCGCCGCTTCCGGGTCACTGGATCGTAGCCGAGTTCTTCTCGCACCCACCCGCACAGGTCCTCATACTGCCGCTGCAGGGAGGCAATGATTTCGTCTCGGCGCTTGACCTGCGCCTTCAGCGACTCGATCTCTGCCGCTTGCTCTCGTTGCACTACTAGCATTTCTTCTATTGTAGCATTGAGCTTGTCACGGTCACGTTGCACCTTTTCAAGCTCGCGTTCGAGTATGACGACGTGGCCCATCATGTCGTTAGCGTGTTTGCGTGCAGCTTCCCGCTCTGCCGTTCGCTCCGTTCGTTCTTGTGCTATCAACTCCTGCATTTGGTCCAGGAGCTCATTCGACGTAGCGGTAAGCCGAGCAGACAATTCAGCATCTGTGAGCGCACGTGTGCGGTTGGCCTCGGCGGTGGCAAGATCGGTCTGTGCATCGAGATGGCGCGCTTCCGGTCTGGCCTTGAGTAGTGCCACAATGGCCGTGGCAAGCGCGCCAATGCTGGCTAGCGCAGTGATGATCTGTGCGACGTCAGGAGGCATGGAACGCCTCCTGAGTTACGAAGACAGGGCTAACGATGAGTAGCCACAGTGATTCTATCCCCTCGGTGATGACAGCGACGTTCACCGCTTGGCTATTTCTTGGTGATAAGATACACGGCCTGGTTGGCGATGAGCGCCTCGATGACCAGCTTGACCAGCCCAAGCGCTCCGGCCTTGTCACACACGATCATATCCACGATCCCGCCACAGGCCAAGCCGAAGACAGACAGCCCGACGGCGACCAGAAGACCCCCCATCACCATCTGTTTGTAGCTGGATTCCAATCCTTCAAACCAACCTTTGACGCCGGGGACATACGAGAAGAAAAGTGAAAGCACAATACCAGCAATGGCACTCAGTTCGTCAGCAGACATTTCTTACCTCCTGTGTGAAACTTGATTTTTGACAAGATGAGATGATAGCAAGCCCACCACCACCCCATACCGCCATCCTCCCAAGATTGAGAACAAAAAAACCCCACGCATATTGCGTGGGGCCTACTGCTCCCTGACTCGCACCGGGCCAACTGCGCCGGTGCTGCTATTCGATTGTTATATTGAAGATTATACCACGATTATGAGTAATATGTCAAGTACTGTGCTTGACTTTCTCATAGTGCGCGCAGGTCGTGCAATCACCACCTTGTGCGTATACCTTGCACACGTGGCTTTTGTCGTATGTGCACGGCTTGCGCTCCCACGCTGGCCGTCCGCTAGGGAGCGTGGGCGAATAGAAAGCGGGCAAGGTCTCGACACCTGCTTCCCGTGCCGCCAGCCAGCGTCGTCGGTTTATGCTAACCAGATGTCCATCTTTCGCGTTCTGTACCACGAAGATGGGCGGGGGGCGGTGTCCCTCTTTGAACCACTCGATGTACTGCTGAGTGGTTTTGTACCGAAGGGCGAATTCCCATTCGCCCTCGCTTGGACGAACCTCGTCAACACCCACATCGACCAGCGCGTAAATCAGGCCGTCCTTGTCCATCGCCCAATCGTAATCGGGCACGTAGTCGGGACGGTTCAGCTTCTGGCTCTCGCGCTGAAACGGGTAACGGTCGTAGTTCTGCCGCGCCCGCTCCAAATCCACGTTGGCCTCGATCCACTCTTGAGTGATGTCATTAGCCTGGTCTATGGTCAGCATCGTCACTCCACTCTCCAATCATCAAAGCCGCGAATCCAGCACGAGCAGTCAAAACGTCAATGTACATGATAGCCTGTGCATCGCGTGGATTTTTTGGATCAAGTCTACGGGCCAGGTTGCGCACCCGGCGCGTAAATCCTGCCCTGCGGGCCTTCCCGTATAGATACAGCCCGCCAGTGTCCACCCACTCCCTGTACAATTTCCTTGCTGCCTCGACTTTGTCCATCGTTTCACCTACTTCCAGAACCAGCCGCGCTTGCGGCTGTATCCCAACGTGGCCTCCGCGAGAACCTCGCGCCCGATCTCGCGCCTGCGAGTTACTTTGTGACCTGGTCCTGCCCCCGCGTCAAGATGCGTGGTACTCTCGTATAAATCTACCATAACTCTGACGATCTGCACCGTGTCACCCTTGCGGATGTCGGCGAACCTGTAAGCCTCTTCCGCAGGTGGTAGCTCACCAAAACGAGCTTGTGGGTGCCACTCGGCGATATTTGCTGTCTTGTTGTATATCTCGTGTACTGTGCTGATTGCCATCGTCTGCCCCCCTCTCTAAGATGACATTATTATAACAGATTACTAGCCAGTTGTCAAGTGTTTGGTCTGAAACTGGCTCATATTGGTCACTTTTGGCCTGTTTTCACGCCAAAAAGCAGTCCCCGAGACGGCTTGAGAATCACCGAGAATGAAAACGCCCCGCCGAGGTGGCGGGGCGCATGCTTCACAGTGAAGCACTATTTGAGACAGTCTCGACCTCTCACACATATCGTTCAGTCCAATCCTCTACCTCCTCTCCTAAGTCCTCTGCCTCACCGGCCCTGACGTGCGCGGCGAGGTGTTGAGCACCGGGTCCGCCGTATGCTATTTCCTGTCCACAGATCGGGCAGATGATACTCGTGGTCTGCCGCTCGACCGGTTCAGGCTCTCGTGCCCGTACCAGCTCGATGTCCCCACGTGCGATCTCTTTCACCAACGACCGCCAGGATGGTCGGCCTGCTCTCGGACCGGTTGGCGGACACGTGCCGAGTTCATCCGCCAGCCGCTCTAACTTCTCCCATTCTTCGGGCCACAGAACCAGTGACCGCCGCTTCTGTTCTCCTCTTGACATACCTTCCCTCCTATGTCAGCTATGGTGTCAGTGTACCACATAACTAGTCACTTGTCAATACCACCAGAGGGAATACCAGAAGTTCTCCCTGCCAGAAACGGCGGCAAGTCATTCTCCGCACTTCCCGGCACTGCTGCATTATACCGCAGCAATACGCGCCCGCACTCTGGACATTTGAGCACCAGCCGCCTGCTGTCACACCGATGCGGTGGTAACAGTGATGCGCCACAGTGCCCGCAGACTATTCCGGCCTCATCATTGCAATCGAGGCTTTGTTCCTGTACACCATTCATTGCTGGCTTCCTTCACAACTCATTATAAGTGCTCTAATGGCAAGTAGCCCAAAGCGGCAATTGCGACCGTGCTTGCCGCAGCAGGTTGCCAATGCTGGTGCCATTTTTCCACGTGTGGCCTATCTCAACCTCCAACTCCGCTGCACGCTGTGCCAGCGCGGGATATTGACGGCAGAAGTTCAGCACCTCATCAGGTCGCGTTTTCAGCGGACAGCACCAGCAACCTACTCGCATGGCGTGATGATAAATCGGGTTCAGTTCAATCCCGTGATAGTCAAGGAATTGTGCCACACATCATCCTGTGGCCACCGCAAGATAGGCCGATATACCGGCACCTTGTATGCCTTAGCTTCCTTGAATCCTTCATCGTGCGAATCAAACTGTGGTAGTTGTGCCCGTGAATCGCTCTCTTCTGCCCGCTCGCCCATAATGAGCACGGGGCGCTCAAATTCACGTGCATACAGCCGAGTTGGGAATTGCTTTAGGTACCGCGTACAATACCGCTGCCAGTAACTCGGCCAGCGCCCGCGACCACGTACCATTTCAAACAATGTCGGAGCAGTGTACCAGGCAGCGCGGGGCTTCCCGTTGCGCAACGGCGGAAGTGGTCTGTCGCCACTGCGCACGTGCTCAATAGAATGACCTAGCACGCCTGCCAAATATTTGAGATACAGCTCGTTCTCAGGCCATCCTGCGCCTGTCGGATTGTGAACTAAGTAAACACGGTCGGACGGCAATATGTCAAGCGCCCACAGCGCCGTAGCGGTACTATCTTTGCCACCGCTTACTCCAACAATATAGGCCGTAAAGCCTTGAAGCTCTACAGGGATCATTTCGCCCTTGCCAGATGGTGCAGAAACTCAATTCCATCATCCAGATTATCAAATACAACACTGGCTGTACTGCGCAGCATCCCCAGGCGTCGCCCTGCCACTGGATCCGATGCCGTCTTTTCGTCCACGAAAACAATGGTTTTGCCAAGCGCATAGGCAAACCCAGCCTCTAGGCTAAGGCCGTAACCAGATGGGTTGCTAGATTCAAAATAGACAAATAGCACATCGCTAGATTTGAGCGCATACAAGTCCCAGGCCGTGTACTCGCGCTCACCACTCAAGCCGTGGTCACACGGATTGAGATACCGCACACCTGGCGGCCCATTTCGTCTGACTTTCTCCTGCCATCCCGACTTCATGCCGCCTGCTAAATAGACTCTCATTATGCCCCTAACTTCCCATAAATATCATAGTCATAAGTAAGGTTGATTTGTCTTTCAATCCATTCTCGCGTATCATCGTGAAGTACGATCCTGTTTTTGTTTTGCTCATACCACCTACGTGTGTCAGGATTGCCATAAGCACGTCCAGCCCCGCGCCAATCAGCCAGCATCTCACGGCGATAGCGTCCAGGCATCGG